ATTTCTGAATTTTCGGCTTGAAAGTCGTCAAGCATTTTACGTACTGTGTGCAATATAGATAGAGTTTCCATGATCTCCTGACCAACTTTTGAATTTTGGTCAAAGTCTTGGAACCGTTCAAAACTTTTTCTAATACTAATATCAACACTACGCCGCATATGGCGAAAGGTAGTACGCATTACGAATGACTTACTAAAGGGTTTATCCATTGTAATGTTTCCTTAAGGTCAGGAGGTTCCCGAAGGAACCCCCTTATTTAGTTTAAGATGCAGCAAGAGTTGCTGGACCGACAAAGTCAGTTTGGGCTGACAAAGTAATGGTGGCGGTAGTAGCATCAGTCAACGCAGGGTTAACCAAGATTGCTTCTACTTTACCTGTGAAGTAAAACTCAGTGTTGTCAACTGCAAGAGTTGCTTGACCTGTGGCTTCTGCCTCAGTTACTGGTGTAGCTGCCATCATAAAGCGGAATACTTTTGGATTCCCGTCAATCAGAGCGTGGATAGCTTGCATGTCTTCTGCAACATAGTTAACTGTAATTTCAAGGCTTGGGGCGTCAGCCTGACCTTGAACCTGAGAAGATGTCTTCTGACCGTAAACAGGAACGTTTACGATGTTTGCAGGTGTACCGATAGATGGGAATTCCCGCACAGAAGGCATACGTTTTACGTCTGTCCCAGCTGTGCCGCTAGCAAAGATTGCTGCGTATTCAGCAGACGTATCTGTACCAGCAGGAATAGATCCCGTAAAGATGTCGAGGTATGTGAAAATACCAGCACCTAATGATGAAATGTGTGCCATTTGTTATTCTCCGTATTTGGTAAATGGAATTATATAAGATGCACTATAAAGTGACTTATTTGAAGGGTCTAGCCCCTCCACGTTTAAGTAAGATGTTCCAAGGCTTGTGCCATTAGGCAGTGTTTTATTTTGTAAAGAAATATCTAACAGATCAGCGATTGACAAAGTTCTACCCTGCCCCTCACCTGCCGCCACAAATATCTTAACGGCGATTAAACCGCTAACTTTACTTTCTCTCTCGTAGTTAAAGGCGTCACTATTGCTTGGCATAACATTAAGTCGGACATATTCTGAAATATTACTACCGATAGTACCCTGATAGTTATCCGGGAAGGTAGGAATAGTGTTAGAAGTCCAAACAGCATTGGCAAAAACTCCTTCAATGTCAGCTAATAAATCATCATACATTATGCCTTCTCCCTAATGAGGATGGCGGTTATTACAAAATTATCATCAGAATAATCTGTGATACTGTAAATATCGGTACCAACAGTAAGGGTGTCGTAACCAGAAAGGTCAGGACCAGATTTCATTAGTGCAGTAACACTAAATCCATCTCCAGAAGGTTTTTGTATAGATTGAATTATTACCTTAACGGTAGAAGTTGAGGATGTAGAAACTACACCTCTTGATGCAAAGTCATAAGAAGATACGCTGCGAGAAGATAATGTTGCCGTGACAGCCAAATCACCAACAGCAGTAAAAGCTTTATTTACTGCCGCATTTAGTTTAGCCGATAAGGACATTAGTTAGCCCTCCACCAGCCAGCCCCTGAAGATGCGCTTCCGCGTCTAATTAGGGGTCTGATTGGTTTCATAACTACTGAGGGTTTGATAGAAGTACGAGTAACATCACTATTACTATCTGATAAACTGATTGAACCAACGCTAATACTCTCAAAGGTTTGAGTAGTACCTGCCAAAAGGTCTTCATTGTTTAATAGATGTAATGCCTGTTCATATACTGCTGTTTTAACACGACTTGGTATCTCGTTTTCTGCTACGGTAATCTGAAGACCAAGGCGGTCATCATTATATATAGCGTTCTTACGAGGCCAAGCCAAAGCCTGGGAGGAACTAACAGCAGAACCAATCCAAGCATGGTCATCAATCAGCTTAGTAGCTGTGACCAGTGCCTGTTCCTTGATTTCGTCAGTAGCTTCAGTCCATTCAGCACTGTCAATACGAGTTTCAAAGTAGCTGTCAGCATCTGCTGTTCCTACGTAACTGTTTGTATTAAGAACCAGAGCCATTAGTTCCTCCTTTTAAATTAAGCGTGGAAGATAGGCAAGATGCCCAAGTTTAGTGCGTCCATTTTACGTGCGTACGAAGCGGCAGCGCCCATGGTTGCGTTAGTTGAGAAGGCAGTAGTTGAACCAGCCCAGTCATAACCCATTGGGTGCATTGCATAACCCCAGCGATACCATACGTTAGTAGAACCGCCGCCCATGTAAGAAGCCGCTGCGCGGTCAACTTCAACAGGTGTTGGGATTGGCATAGCAGCAGAAGCTACAGAACCCGGCTTGATGATAAAGGTTGTCTTTGTGGAGACAGCATTTACTTCAGCTTCAGCGCCCAAGTTACCTTGGTTTGCACGAGTCATGATCAAGCGGAATTTACCACCGAAGATTGTTGTGAACTCAATGTTACCTTCAGTAACAGTTGTTTCGTCAACCAAGTTAGCAGCACGCATTTCAGCCATAACTTCGGGAGAAGTAACCATGTACATGAAATCTGGTTCG